AGCAGATATCCTTAGAGACCAAATATTTGAAACTATTGCATTGCACGAACCACGTGCTCAAATGAGAGAGGTTTCTATTTCTTTGGATCCAGAGAAAAATATAGTTCATGCAAATATTACTTTTCAAACATTAAATTCGGTTGAACCAGTTTCTTTAGAATTATCACTCACGAGGTTAAGATAAATGGCAACTACAGTACAATCAGCTGATCTTGATTTTAATACAATCAAGAATCGACTTAAGGATTATTTTCAAAGTAAAGATGAATTTAATGCCTATGACTTCGAGGGTGCTGGACTAAACAATCTTTTAGATGTTTTGGCCTATAATACACATATAAATGCCCTTACTGCAAACTTTGCATTAAATGAGGCATTTTTACCAACAGCACAATTAAGAAGTTCCATTGTTTCACATGCTTCAATGTTGGGGTATGAGACCAGATCAAGAACATCTGCAAAAGCTCTTGTTGAATTATCTCTTAATTTAACAAATGTTCCTGGTCGGCCTGTAACCATTTCATTACCTCGAGGTACTCAGTTCACTTCATCAATTGATGGCACTACCTATACATTTAGAACTTTGGAAACATATTCAGCAAGAGATAATGGTTCAGGCACATATGAATTTACAACCATTGATGGATCAACTAGTATTCCTATTCATGAAGGAATAGAGAAAACAAAAACCTTTATTGTAGGGCAAAAAGATGAAAGACAGGTTTATGTCATTCCTGATGAAACCATGGATAAATCTACTGCCCTTGTTTTGGTTTATGACAGTCTTACTTCAAATACCTATCGTGAATACCTTCCTCTATCCAAAGCTATTAGAATTGATTCAGAAACTGAATATTATAGCATTCATGAATCACCCAGTGGTTTTTATGAGGTAAACTTTGGTGATGGCACATCATTTGGTAAATCACCTGATCCAGGGCAAAAGATTATTGTAACGTACCTATCATCAAAAGGGCCAGATGCAAATAACGGAACTGTATTTAATGCCAGTAACCAAGTAACTATAAACAATATTCAATATATTTTAAGTACAGTAACCGCAACCAAATCTAGTGGTGGTTCTGAAAAACAGTCAATAGAATCCATTAGACAACTTGCTCCAATTGCATTTGCCTCACAGCAAAGATTAGTAACATCACTTGATTATAAAGGTATTATTGAAACCAATTTTCCAGATGTTAAAGAAGCCGCTGTATGGTCTGGTGATGAAAACATACCATTGGATTATGGTGCAGTTTATATTTCACTTAATTTTAAACCTGGTATTGCAACAAGTGTACAACAGGCTGTAAAGGATCAGATTCGGGCAAATTATGTAAAGAATCTTTCCACAATGTCAATGACACCCAAATTTACAGATCCAAAGGAAGTATTCTTAATTTTAACCACATCATTTAATTTTGATCCTGCACTAATTGGTTTATCAAATCAAACTCAAGAGGCAAATATTTCACAGTTTATTGTAAATTATTTTTCTCGTAATTTGGAATCATTTAATAAGGTATTCCGTAAGAGTAATTTGCTAACAGAAATTGATGCAATTAATAAGGCAGTTCTAAATACCAAGATTGGTATACAGGTTCAAATGCGTGAGGAAATTGTAACAGCAACATTGAACACATTTGATGTTCAATTCCCTTGTACAATTAAAGATCCAGATGATCAATTCCATAGAATCAGAACAGATGCATTTGAATTTAATGGACTTGTTTGTATAATCAAAAATAGACTCAGTTCAAGTCAACTTGCAATTTTTGATTTGGATGATAATATTGTACTCGACAATGTCGGAAGTTATAATCCGGATAATGGTATTATTTCAATAGTGGGATTTGAACCTGTCCGTCTTTTAAGTGGTGATACATTTATTCGAATTCAGGTTACACCAGATAATGAATCGTCCATACAACCTCTTAGAAATATGATACTCAAATTGGAAACTGACCGGTCATCTGCTACTGCAATAATTGATCGGCAAACAGAGACACTTAAAGTAACATAATGGCAAACTCACCAAATAATTCAGAGACCCTGAAGGACTATAATAGACTTCCTGTTAATCTCAGGAAAAGTGCAGTTTTAGAAGTCCTTCCGGAATATTTTCAAGAAGATTATCCAAACCTAATAGCCTTTTTGGAAGGATATTATGAATATTTGGATTCGGATCAACAATGGGGTGGTATAGTAAATGAAATAGCCACCATAAGAGATTATGAAGATACCGAACTTGCAAGATTGGATTTTCTCTTTGATGAGGTAGGTCTGGGCGTTGGTGGATCAATATTTAAATTTCCAAGAGAGGTTATCAGAAACTTTGGTAATTTCTTTAGGGTAAAAGGTTCAGAATATTCAGGTTATGGTTTTTTCAGATCTTTCTTTAATGAAGAAGATGTTGAAATAATTTATCCGAAAAAAGATCTCATTTATGTTGGTGTAGATGAGATTGGTACTGAGTTTGGTAAGAGAATTCATGATGGTCAAATCTATCAAGTATTTTCTTTGTTGGTTAGTTCTCCTTTTCCTATTCATGTTTGGGAAACATTATGGAGAAAATATGTACACCCATCTGGTTATCATTTAGCAGCAGAAGTTGTAATTTTATCAAATGTACCAATTGGTGTCACAACCGAAGAATCACTTCCAGAACTTGATCCTCGTGAAAAGATTCATTCAAGTGCATCACTTGTATTTGGTAGAATTGAAGGAGAAGTTACTGGTATCTATGCTGATAATAATGATGGTACAGGTTATGTTAATGCTGGTTACGTCCATCCTGGATACTATACTCCACAGGAAGACGATGTTGACTTTGCACCAGAAAGACTCAGTGTTTACAAAACTCCAGAAAACTTTGGTCTATCAGAAACTATTCGTTACATCGACTCCAACTTTGCGGATGTCGATCACTGGGCTGGTTTCCATCTCACATACGACGATACGTTTACGAAGTTCTCAAGTACTTCACCGTTTACAACATTCGATGGAACATATCATATTAAAGCATCTGACAGTGATGGCCCAGTAAGTCTGTATAACTATTATAAATAGTGGTATTAAATGAGGAATTAAGAAATGGCAAGACAAATTATAGCAGTCGGTAGCGCAGGGAACGACGGAACAGGTGATACACTGCGGTCTGGTGCTATCAAAATGAATTCAAATTTTGCAGAACTTTATCAAGAAGTTGCAGGTTTAGGACTTCTTGTTTCAGATTCAGCAGGTGGATTAAACCTTGAAGGTATTTCGTTTGATCAAAGAAGTGTTGTATTCATTGGTGTTGATAGTCCTAACTCAACACCAGCAGATAATAACGAAACATATCTAAGAGCAACAGAGCCTACCAAAGACAACGTTATTATCTTGCCAGATAGTGGTGGTACGGTTGCACTTTTATCCGACATTGCCATTAATCCAAATATTCTTGATTCTGCTGCTATTATTGCATTTACAAGTAGTTTAGATTCAGCAAAAACAATCGATCTGATAGAACAAAATTCCATTGATTCGATTGGTGTAGTTAATTTAATTGATACAACATATATTAATAACAGAGTTGATCCAGGACTGGATTCCACATTAACTCGTCAAGAAATAGATGCATATGTGACAAAGAGTTATCTAACGTCAAATAATCTTACCTTGGATTCAGGCCTTACCATTCAACTTATTGATTCAAATTTAAATAATAGAACCATAGGTACATTGGATTCTGCAGCATGGAATCAAATGGCTCAAAATATTCAGGTTCCACTGATTCCAGATACAACTAATGCGCGCGATATAGGATCAAACACTAAAAGATATCGAGACGCTTATTTGACCACGTCACTTGAACTTGATAGCGCTAGATTCACATATACTACAGGAAATGATCGCTTAACGATCGAGAATTTATCACAACTTAAGTTTAAAGCAAACAATTCAACTGATAGTGCGGTATTCGTATTAGGTAATGTAAGTGGTGATAAATATGTTTCATTAAATACTAATTTTGTTCCAGTATTTGATAGTACATATGACCTAGGTACGGCTACACTTCGTTGGAAAGATCTATACCTTTCAGGCAATACAATTTATATCGGCGATAGTGCTACAATCCAAAAAGGTACCGGTTTTAATGATAATGGTGGACTTAGATTAAATTTGGCAATGTATTTAGATGCAGACCTTCCAACCGATGGTAAGGCAGGTGATCTTTTAATTATCATTGACGGTGATTCTTCAACAGGTGGGCCAGTATTAGCTTTTAAGGATAGCGATAACGGATTTTATGTTAAATTTAATTCTGCCGCAACGCAAGGTGGAGGTGGTGGATTCTAATCCATAGGAAATAAAAATGCCAGCAATTATTACAAGACAACTTAGAAAAATTTTAGCAAGAAACTTCTTTGATGGTTTCAATCTAAATAGTAACAATTACTATGTGGGGATTGGTCGTCCAGAGCAGTGGGATTCATCGGACAATGTTCCAATACCCGAGGATACAATTACTGATATTCGACAGGTTCGTGATCAGTTAATGTCTGTGAAAAAGGTTCAGGCAGTGTCACAGGTTGTTCCTAGAAACAATTGGGCAAGTGGTACGATCTATTCACAATATGATGATTTGGTTTCTGGTTATCCAGTAAATCCATATTATGTAAAGACTGATAATAACCAAGTGTTTGTTTGTCTTGAAACAGGTAGAAATGCAACTGGTACAATTGTACCATCAACTGTTGAACCACAATCATCAAATGATAATTCGTTTAGACTTGGTGATGGATATGTTTGGAAATTCCTATATACAATTTCTGCCTCTGCTGCAAATCAATTCATGTCATCAAACTTTATGCCTGTATCAAAGCAAGGCCCCACTGATTCAAACTCTACTGGCATTGAGTTACGTCACGAATCAGTACAAAATAATACCAAACCCGCGATGGTAACAAGTCTTGTTTTAACTTCTGGCGGTACAGGTTACACATCCGTTCCTGCTGTTGGCATTTCCACAGCTACTGGCTTTGGTGCAGCTGCCACTGCGCATATTGACTCAGCTCTTGGTGTTGTAACTCATATCACAATGGATCCAGATAGTTCTACTATTGCGCATGGTGCTGCATATTATAATACACCAGTGGTCACAATTACTGGTGGTGGTGGTACAGGTGCTACTGCTCGTGCAGTTGTTGCACCTGATTCAGGTGTTGGTAGAGATGCAAGAGAGGATTTAAGATCCACAGCCGTAATGTTCCATTCACAGTTGGAACCAGATGATAGTGACTTTATTACTGGTCAGGACTTCCGTCAGGTTTCACTTTGGAGAGATCCAAGAGAACAGTCTGGATCATTATTTACAGATTTAACTGGTAACGCACTTGATAAATTAACATTAAGTAGTACTGTAACTGCATTTACTCGTGATAAGAAATTGGAAGGTCAAACTTCTGGTGCAATTGCATTTGTTGATCATATTGATTCAAATGAAATCTTCTATCATCAAACCGATAGTACAGGCTATGTGGCTTTTCAAGATGGTGAAGCATTACAAGAAACTAATGGCCCAGGTGATGGTATAATTGACTCTGCTCTTATTAAGCCTAAATATGATAAGAATACAGGTGATATTTTATACATTGATAATCGCGCTGCAGTGTTAAGAGATACCACACAAACTGAAGATGTAAAAATAATTATTTCGTTCTAAGGGATAGAAGATGGCAAATACTTTAACACAAACCCTATTTGAAACCAAATACAAAGATGATTTCAAAGACAGTGATCACTATCACAGAATTTTGTTTAATAGTGGTAAGGTTCTCCAAGCAAGAGAGTTAACCCAACTACAAACTATTATCCAAAAACAAATCGAACGTTTTGGTACAAATATTTTTAAGGAAGGTGGCGCCGTTCTAGGTGGTGGTATTACACTTAACACCAGATACGAATTTGTAAAACTAGATACAACAACGAATACCTTACCGACAACACCCAATTCATTATTAGGGGTTACAATTACTGGTGCTACTTCCAGTATTATTGGTAAAATTGTAGAGGTCGTTCCTGCTGCAGGTGGTGACCCTGCCACAATCTATGTTGAATACACAAATACATCTGCTGGAGTTGCTGGAGCAACCACACCTATTAGATTCACTCCTGGTGAAAATCTTACAAATTCAGTTACCCCTTTAACAGTACAATTAACAAATACCACAGCCAATCCTGCTATGGGTACTGGTACAAAGGCCTCAACAAATGAAGGTGTATTTTTTACCCAAGGCCATTTCGTTCAGGCAGATGCTCAAAGTAAAATTATTGCAAAATATTCATCAACTCCTTCACTTAATATTGGATTTAGAGTAGCCCAAAGAATTTTTACAGTGGATGATGATCAAGGGTTATATGATAATCAAGGTGCGTTACCAAATCTGACTGCGCCAGGTGCTGACCGTTATCGTATTGACATGACACTTGCACTTGAATCAGAAGTTGATTCTGATGAAATATTTGTATTTTATGCAAAAACTCAAAATGGTAAGGTTATTGAAACCGTATCAACTGATGAATCATATAATAAAATTGAAGACTTTAGTGCTACTCGTATTAAGGAAATTAATGGTGATTTTATTAAGCGACCATTTAAAATTAATTATGAACAACATCCTACAGATTCAGCAAATAAATATTCATTAAGAGTTTCACCTGGTCTTATATACCTAAATGGCTATAGAAATGAATATAATGGTTATTCATCTCTTGACGTAAATCGTGCTGACGATACAGAAACAATTACCAATGATGTGTTATCAATTGGTATTGGTAACTATCTGCTTTGTGATAGTTCACTTGGTGTTCCAAATATTGATGAGTTTGAACAATATAATCTAAAAGATGGTTACCGTAATAGCGGATCCACAATTGGTACTGCCCGAGTTAAATCCGTTGAAGAGGATGGAGCAAATATCCGTTATTATCTAATGGATATCCAAATGAATTCTGGTCAAGATTTCCGTAAGGTCCGTTCAATCGCTGTCGATGCCACAAACTATGCAAATCCAATTTTGGAAAATTCAAATGCTGTATTAAAAGATAAAGCCAATAATACACTTCTTTTCGGATTCACACATCCTCGAGTTCAAGGTATTGTAAATACATCATATAATGTTTTGAGAAGGGATACAAGAACTACTGACGGTTCTGGTAATGCATCATTGCCTACACTATCAGGTGGTGAATTATATGCCGATACAACAGATTGGATTATTGCAAGAACAGATACTGGAGCATTAATTACTCCAGCAATTGCACTATCTGGTGGTGGTACTGGCGCGTCTATTTCCGGTGCCCCTGCATCAACCAACCTTGAAATAATTTACAAAAAATCTGTAAATGCAACTGCAAGAACTAAAACGATTACAAATACAACTGTAACTACTACGGTAACCACACCGGCAACTGGTGCACCATATGTTTCCCTCGGTAAGGCAGATATTACAGGTATTGAACGGGTTCGTTTGGTTGATTCAGACGGTATGGATATCCAGGCAAGATTTGTTCTTGATAATGGTCAAAGAGATAATTTTTATGGTGTTGGCCGTTTGGTTCTTAAAGGTAATCAATCAGCGCCACCAGGTAATGTATTTGTTCGGTTTAATTATTACGCACATGGCGCATCTGGTGATTTCTTTGCTCCATCATCGTATCCATCACCATATAATAAAATTCCAAAATATACTGCAACGTCAGGTAGAACATATGATTTAAAGAATGTATTTGATTTCCGTTCTAGAAAGAATGATGCAGGTACTAACTTTAGTGCAGCAACTGCAAAATATAATCCACTTCCATCAAATACATCCCTCGTGACAGCAGATGTGACTTATTATCTACCTCGTTACGATAAACTGATTGCAACAAATCCGTTACAGTATCTTGAAGGGACTTCAAGCTTTAACCCACAATTCCCTGAAACACCAGAAGGTGCATTGGAATTATACCAAATTAAAATGAATGCAGGTTCCATTTCAGATAGTGATATGGAAATGAGAAAGGTTGAGGCAAAAGGGTTTACGATGAAAGACCTATCCAGACTTGAAGATAGACTGGATAATCTGGAAGAGGTAACTGCATTAAGTCTCCTTGAAATAGATCTTAAAAATTTCTCTGTATTGGATTCAAATGGTTTGGATCGTACCAAATCTGGTTTCCTTGTAGATAACTTTGTTGATCACCAATCATCTGATATTGACAATGTTGAATATCGTGCTTCTGTTGATCCACAAAATAAAATATTACGGCCGCTATTTTCTGAAGATGAAGTAAGATTGATTTATGATTCAGGTCAATCAACTAATACTATTCTAAAAGGTGATAATGTTTATATGAAATATGATCATGTATCATTTATCAAAAACGATATTGCCTCTGGTACTGAAAATATTAATCCATTTGCTGTTATTACCAACGAGGGTTATTCAGAATTATCTCCTTCCTCAGATCACTGGAAAGAAACCAAGGTTCGTCATACCAAAGTGGTAAGTGGTGGTACTCGTTTGGATAACCGTTCAAACCGTCTCTTTGGTAACTGGGGATGGAACTGGGGTGGTATTGCAGTAGGAACAAATGTAACTGGTGCAAGAACTGCTCAAGAAGGCAACTTCAATGTGACGCGGGTAAATCGTGTTGTATCTGAACAAACCATTCGTGAAGTAATTGACCAAAAAGTTGTTGATGTTGCATTAATCCCGTTCATGCGCTCTATTAAAATGGCATTCCGTGTGCAAGGTTTGAAACCTAATACACGTCATTATCCTTTCTTTGATGGTACATCGGTAGCGGATTGGGTTGACGGTACTGCATCATTTAGCCGTATTGGGGCAAGTAATGTTGCAGTAGGACGTCAACACAATCGTGCAACAAACCATCCGGATACTAGTTCGGCAGCTGATCGTGTATTGACATCAGATGCTGCAGGTAAAATTGAAGGTACCTTCTTTGTTCCAAATACCAATGCCATTCGGTTTAGGACTGGCACACGGGCATTCGAATTAATGGATGTGACCGGTGGTAATTCAGAATTTGCCACATCATTCTCAAAAGGTTATTTTGATGCAAATGGTGTACTTGAAACAGTAGACCGTACTGTAAAAGCTACTCGTCAGATTGCAATCAGATCTGTTGTAACTGCTCGGTCACGTATTAGTCCACCATTCCAAAATGATGATGATAAGAATACACCGGAACCAAATCCAAATGATCCGTTGGCACAATCATTCTTTGTAAGTAAACCAAATGGTGTGTTTATCACTAAGGTTAAAATTTACTTTAAAACAAAAGATGCCAATATTCCAGTTCAACTGCAGATCAGACCTATGATTGCAGGTGTTCCAGATAATATCCCAGTTCCTGGTGCAGTAAAATTCTTAAATCCAGTAAATGTAAATGTATCAAATGATTCATTGACTGCCACAGAGTTTGAATTTGATGAGCCAGTATTCCTTAGTGGATTAACCGAATACGCAATTGTTCTTCTTGCTCAGTCAGTAGATTATAATGTCTATGTAGCTGAAACAGAAAAGTTTGAGGTTGGTTCAACTGCTCGTAAAGTTGCAAAACAACCTACACTTGGATCCCTATTCCTATCTCAGAACGGTTCAACCTGGACTCCGGCACAAAATAAGGATATGAAATTTGATCTTCTAGCAGCTAAATTCAAGAATACATCTGCAGAAGTTATCCTTGAAAATCCTAAAATTCCTCTTGAATTATTACCTCAAGATCCATTTGAAGTAGACTCAGGTTCAACAACTGTTAAAGTTTCTCAGCCAAATCATGGTTTCATTGCCGGTGATACGGTTGTAATTAGTGGTTTGGATAGTTCACAGTCATTTGGTAATGGTATGACTGGTAAGGGTCTAAATGGTTCTAGAACTATTGTGGCAGTAGATGAAAACTTCTATACGATCACTGCCGATAGTGCTGCAACTGATTCATCTACCTTTGGTGGTCTTGATGGACTTGCCACTCAAAATATCAAATATGAGATTTTATCTCCTAAGATTCAAACATTAATTCCTAAAAATACTGATATCACAATTGATGCAAAACTTACTGAAGGTAAATCTCTCGCTGGTAATGAAACACAATATACCAAGGCTGGATCATATACAAGTATTATTCTGAACGAAGATAATTACTTCCTAACACCAAAGGTTCTTGCAAGTCACGAACGTGAGGCAAATGCCATGAGTGGTGCTAAATCAGCAACATTTAAACTGAATCTGACTACGCAAGATAGTGATGTGGCTCCGGTAATCGATTTACAAAGAACTGGTATGTGGATGTTCCATAATGAAATTGATTTCCAGGATTCTGCTGGTTCAACTGGTGTCCTAATAAATGCCAATAGAAATAATCCAATCGACTATGCAGATGAAACTGATCCAAATGGTGGTTCACACTTATCAAAGCATATCGTAAAGCCAGTTATTCTTGAATCACCATCAGTAGGTGTTAAGGTATTACTATCTGCAAATAAACCATCAGTTGCTGAATTTGATGTCTACTATAAAGTTGCAACTGAAGATCAAAACTTTGATGATATGAATTGGACATACATTGCTTCTGAGGAACAAGTACAGAGTGATGAAAATCCATCCGTATTTAGAGATTACACTTTCTTGGTTGGTGGTACCGGTGGATTTGTTGATCCGTTTGATAGTTTATTCTTAAAATTGTAATGAAATCAAGAAGCAGTGCCTTGGTTCCTTCCTTTAAGGATTTAAGAGTAATTGCATTGGCGGTATAATGAAAGCAAGAGTTGAAAATCATAATACTTTAGTACGTGATTTAAATAATAATGCAATATTGAACGTTGATACCACATCAATTAAAAAGGCCAAAATTGCCAAAGATTTAAGAAGATCACAAAAACAAGAAATACAAGATCTAAAACACGATGTTAGTGAATTAAAGGATATGATGAGAGAAATACTGGATAGGTTAAGATAATGGCAAGGCAGATTCAAATTGATAGTGATAACACTCTCCAAAAATGGATCGATAGTCAGAATACCATGTCTGATTATATGGGTAATCTGGATAGTTTTAGACCAGATATTCTTAACAATTACGTAGTCAGACCACATAACTCATCAACTGGGGCAAGTTTTGTTACAGCACTAAATTATGTGTATGATCCATTAATGACAAAAATATTGAATCTTTTTAATGGTACTGGTTCCACTAATTTTGATGAACTTGAATTAAGAGTAGACTCAGCCACTTTTAATATTCTGAGATTAGAGAATTTTCCTGATTCCCAAAATATTGGGAAAAATGCATTAGGTAGATCTACTCTTTATGCTGCAGATTTATATGTGAGAGAGTCATATGAAGCTGGTGATTCGTCAGGTTCTACAAATCTTATTCAGAGTATTGTTAATGGATATGTCCATTTAATACCAG